CCTCAGATTTCTGGAGAAGGTTCAGCCTAAACGTGGGCGGTTTCATGCCATAGTTGCTGGCATGACAGACCATCTTGGCGATGAAGTAGTAGCGTTTTTCTGCGCTCCAGTTGTCGCTGGACTTTATTAGCTTGTCGAGTTCGCCCCAGCCTCGCAGCGTAGCAACCTCGGCAATTGGCGCAGTACAGTAGTTGTCGACTGAACGGCCCAGTTCTGCAGCCCACACCTCGGCAAACAAACGAAGGGCAACATACACATGACTTTTAATCCCATGTAGAAAGAGGCTGCGAAAGTTACCCTTAGTACACAGGTAAGAAACGACAAGTGCCTCTGCACCTGATTGATCCACTTGGACAAAGACTTTGTTTTCATCTGGTAGGAATAGTTTACGTAAATCCTTGGGGAAGTTTTGCACGTTTGTACCCCAGCGTCCAAGTAATCTTTTCGAGGCTAGCCTAAACGTCGTAGTGCCTGCTAGGTTATACGCTGTGGTAATCCTCTCCTTGGATGTTCCACGTAGAACATACGGTGGGAACTTTAACTGACCCGACTGCTTGGCTACGCCACGGTACTTCAGTATGATAGTTAGGACAGGATTGGGATGCTTTAGGCGTAACTGCAGCAAGGTCTTCTCGTTGGTCATATCCTTGACCGGCTTCTTGTAGCCCATACCCTCGTACAAATAAGCTGAGACCTGCTTAGGGCTGTTAGGGTTTAACTCATAGCCTACAAGCAGTCTTAGTATACGAGAGATCTGAGCGCAGTAGCGGTTGTTGTACGCCACACGGTCGTCTAGATCCTGCTTGTTGTAGTTGATGCCCTGCAGCATAGCAGTCAGGTACGGTGCGATGCTGTCGTTTACCTGCTGGATACTGTCCTCGGCGTAGAGTTGCTTCGCGTGGATGGTTAGCTTTGGTTTGAGTAGGGCTAGGCTTATAACATCCTTGGCGTTGTAGTGGTAGAGGGAGAGAATTTGCTGCTGATTGCGGGGTTCAAAGACGCCATCGTTCTTGTGGTACTCACGGTCAACGTAAAGTGAAATGCAATGGCCTAGGGATTTCTCTACTTCGGGGCACAGGCGATGGTGTGCAAGCATTGTATCGTAGACTTTGCGAGGTGCGGGGATACCATACTTGTAGGCCATGACGAATAGGTCGAACAAGGCATTGTGGATTACCACCGTGTTGTCGCGGAACGCTACCGCCAAGGCTCTTAAAATTCTTGCTGTACCCAGACCACCGTAGTAGTACGCACGGCGTGGGATTTCATACATCGGAACACAAATAGCTTCCGCCTCTGACCAGCCATACCCAAAGCACGTAAGCGTCAAATCACTAGCGGTCTCAACATCAAAGAACAGGTCTTTACCTTTAGTCTCTGTCAGGTCTTTAACTACTGCCTCGATGTCTGGGTAGATTACCTCACCCAGCTCTTCCATCTTAGGTTTTATCAGCAGATACCGACACGCTTTCTTGAGATCTTTCCGTAACCAGAACCTCCAGTTCTGTCGCTTAGTCTTACCGTGCGTAGCCTTATCATCGTCGCTGCCCCCGGTGTACTCTGTGTTAGGGTTGAAGTAGTTCTTGCGGTCGAAAGCATCCTGCGGCATGTACGATGCGAGGTGTATAACGTCACCCTCCATCCAAGGATTGCCTCGCTGCTCGTCGAGACCTACGCCCGGTTTGTACTCATGCAAAGACTTACGCCCAAGCAACAACACAACCCTAGTGTTCGGTAGGTAGCCTGCGTTCAGCGTAGACAACGTACGCAGGTCACACGACTCACGACTAACCCCAAGTGTAGAATCAAAAAACGCCCCCGCGTAACCGCTCATAAGAACGTAGCGGTCAAACCGCGAGGGCGTGTCGATTACAACAGTTAAGCCTGAGTAATTCTCGGTAGGCTTATGACGCATCAGCAGGTCGTTTAGCTTCTGTCGATTCCCCAAGCTCTAGGCTCATGATCTTCTCTGTGGCAACCTCTTCAGACTCCTTGTTGAAGTCCTTGTTACCTTTGAAGTGTTCATCTGCATAGGACATTATCAGCGACGATGCGTCTTGGAATCCAGACTTGTAGCCTACAACCAAAACCTTTGCCGTGAGTTCCTTTAACCTGTGCGACAACGCCTCACAGTCCTGTGGTTTATCCGGAGCCAAGCTTGTTAACTCCTGTCTTATTTGTTCAATTACTGTCATCTTGTATTCGTAGTGTTTTAAGCAGTAGCCTAGGTATGTATTGGTTTAAACGCATCTTGCTGTCACGTGCCTTCTCCTTCAGCTTACGGTGTAAGCGTTCGGGTATTAGAACAGCGCAGTATTTTTTAACACGCTCGTCAGTTTTTTGTTTCATAGTATCATTGGTATAGTGAAGGAGGCTTGCGTTTGTTTCAGAGGGGGGTGAAGAGAGCCACACCTACCCGACGTAGACTCTCTCTACGTACCATACCGCAAGCCTCCTATGAGACTAGAACTCCGACAGATCGTGGCTTTCAGCAGCTTCTAACCTGCGCTCCACGTTGTAGCGATAGTTCGCTAACGGCTGCCCAGTTATGGGGTCGATCATAGGATCACCTGTGATCTCGTCCATCCTAGACTCGGTCTTCGTGTAGAGTACAGCTTTAAAAGCCTTACCCTTTAGACCAACCGCGATATCGTCGTACTCTTCCAGCTCAAAATCTTCTGGTAGATCGAAGATCTTATGATACTCCTTCAGACTCCTAGATGGAATCAGAGGATAGTCCCTAACTTGAACGCCACCGACTTCAACGAAACCTCTAGGGCCGTTAACTTCTGTGGGTTCCACAACCTCAGCTACAATAGCAACCATGTCGTTGCCCTTGCTGCTAACCTTGCGTTCTGCTTCGACGATGCGAAGTGTGTATGTACCATTCGGGAGGTAAGGCCTACCCGAATTTTCCGTAATGTCCTTTAGACTTATTCTAGCCATTAGTTATATGTATGTAGTATGTGTTTATGTTTATTGTAGTGTATTGTACACGTATCCCCTACACTCATAGGGAAAGTTATTCGCGGCCCACCTTTAGCTTTGCTGCATCCATCGCCTTGACAATGGACTTCATACCCTGCATTTGCTTTAACCGTAGTCGCTGCATTTCACAGCGTACTACAGGATGCCACAAGGCTTTGATCTTACCTGAGATTCCTACCTTCTGGTGGTAGTTATCCTTTGCCCACTGTAAATGATCCCTGTTCTGTGCGTGTGTTAGCTTCACTTGTAGTATTCCTCCACTTTATCTAGTACAGTAACGATATCGTTCGGGATAAGCTGCTCATCGAACATACCCATAGGTGTCTTGGCCGAGGTAACACCGTCCGTGTTAGTCTGGAAGAAGTATTCCATCTTCTCAGTCTTCTCGTTCTTGCGTACCTCAGTGAACAGTACCATGAGAAACTCCTTCTCTACTGCACCCTCATGAACTTTACCCTGTACCTTGACCCTGCGATGGGATGTCTCGCCACCTGTGATCTGCGGTATCTTCACGATGTCGTCTACTGCTGTGAAGATAATCGTAGCCTTGTCGTTCTTGATGGAGTCCAGCATGTTACGGATCGTCCTGTTGTAGAACGCCCATATGTCGTAGCCCTTGAACGAGTTCGTAGCTAACGTGTTCACCTGCTCAACGTACTTGGTGAATGACTCCACCACTATGGTCTCGCAGTCATCTTCCTTTAAGACTTTCTCAAGCAGCCTAGGGAAGGCGTTGGCATTCTCTACGGGAATAACATTAAACCTGTTGGCGTTACGAAAGGGAAATCCCTTACGCTCTAGGTCTAGTATGTAGGTAGTCTCTGGGTCTAGGTTACGCAGCGACGTACTCTTGCCGCTACCACTATGCCCCACAATTGCAATCAATGGTTTATACATTATCTTTTTCTGTTGTTACTTCTACTTGTGTTTCGGGTTCAATGACACCAAAGAAGGTGTCGAATTCTAACTGCTCTTCGTTGGGCCACTCATCTCGTAGCAGCATAAGCCCAATGAGTCCGTAGTTTGCTATGTCCTTGAAGGTGTCCTCCAAAGATTCGTTCTTGGGCGACTCGTCTCTGTCCAGTAGTAGGTTTGCAAGCCGCTCTATCTTGTCGTACAAACGTACGCTAAGACCCTTGGCCCCGAACCTACTAATGTTTCTCGGCCCGTAGTCTTTCTGCTTTTCATCCAGCAGCTTGACACACTCCGCTGCTATGAACAGCGCACGCTTACCTGCTATCGTGTCGAGTTGTATCTTCACTTGTTGATACCCCTTCCCAGTAGTATGGCCGTGTTCTGTAGGGTCTTATCTATTGCAGTTAGCTTACTGCCAAGCATGTCTGCTGCCGCAAGTATCGCAGACGTATGGCTTGCGGAGTCGGCAGACAGTATGCCTGTCATCTCGTTGTCCTGTAGCGTAGCTTCAAGGGTCGCGTTAAGAGACTCCATAGCTGCCGTGTAGCGTAGCATGGTAAAGTTATCCATGCCGTCTTTGTAGGCATCGTGCCTAGCCTTTAGTGTTTTTTCTGTTACTTCCATGTTCTTTCTCCAAATCTTCTAATCTTTCTTCCAACTCATGTACTCTACCCCATGCAAATGTCAGCGAACCATACGACATCTCGCTGGCTGTTTCCAACTTACGGGTAAGGTCTACCACTTGGTCTACCGCGCTAATATAATAGTCTTGTGTCATAGCTGAAACTGTAGTGGATCGTAGACCTTGCGAGTGTAGTCCATGTTGACTATGGACTCCCTGTCACCTGCAGAGTTTGCTGTACACAGCGGAGTAAACCCACACAGACCAAACTTAGTCTCGCAACAGGCGAAGTTACTAAGGAAGATATCCTCACCATCCTGCTCTGTGTACGTGTTGAAGTATATGTCCAGCTTGCTGCGTATCCTACCTACAAGGTCGTCGATGTAGGCTTGGAACTTGTCTAGCCTGTCGTTGCTGAACTCAAAGATCTCGCTGCGTTCAAACTTGTTCCTGTTAGTTCGTCCAAGGAACAAGCCGTTAATCATACAGCCTACGTTGTCTTCGGGGAAAAGCTTATGCCATATGAGGTTGTAGAACATAAGCTGCGGGGAGACCTTGTAAGATGCGAAGTAGGAGGCAATGCCGTAGGCTGCGGTGGACTTGTGGTCTACGATGACGGGCCTGCCAAAGTAAGTTCCGACAAAGTCTATTGTACCACAGAAGAGTACGTCCAACTCCGGTGTCTGCAGGTAGGGATAAGCGAAGCGCATCTCAAGCAAAGGCTCAGGGTCTTTACGTACCTGCAACCCTGTGTCTACCTTGTAGTACTGCTGGAGTAGGTTGACCAAGTGCGCTAGGTCTCGGAAGTCCTTGTCAGGTACAAGCACATCAGCATAGTGGTCGATGGCCATGTTGGTAGCCTTCTCCTCATCACCATCGGAGTAGTACGACTCCAAGGCTTTGTGTACTGCTGTGCCGTACTCCATCTTATGATTAGAATTCCGCTTACGCAGCCCACGACACAACATATACCACAGCCTACGTTCGCAAGCTGATTCCTTTATGAGTGACGCATCTATCTTTAGTATAAGTTTACCCTCTTTGGTTTTTTCTAGATTAAGTAAGTCCATATGATTTCTTTAATAGTTCTGCCTTATCAAGCAGATTAAGTTTCTCTTTCGGTACACGTTTCTTACGTGCGGTTTTAGATTTAGCTAACGTCACCTGTGGCTCAGTTAACTTTAAGTAGCAGTCGAAGTGCTGGAGTAAGTCCTCGTCTGACATAGCCTCCAACTTTTCTACAGTACAGTCTAGTAGTTCTTCAATCGTCATACAGGTCTACGATAAAGAGTACTGAGAACAGCAAGGTAAAGAATACAGAGGCTAGGGCTAGTGTTAGTAGTGGCATTGTATTTATCTTACTATGTTTAATGAGTCACGGTCTGCGTCGAACTCAAAGTCTACAAGTTTCTGTTGGTCTTCCAACCACTTGATATCCTTTGCATCGACCTTGACGTTCTCCCTATTGAAGGTCTCCATCTCCTTGGCGTTCTGTAACCAAGCAAGTAACTCTCCTTTCCAGACAGACGAGTCCGCAAACTCGTACTGTAGTTCTCTAGCTTTAATCTGGTTGCGCGTTGTGTCCTTGAAATAAATCAAGACACCAGTATTTGTCTTGCGTAGTGCGACCTGAGTGCGTAGCTCCCCGTAGATTGGCCCGTACTCTGTAGAGTTGTCAACAAGAAATTTAAATCCGTCAGTTAACTTTACATAGAGGGTGTTGACCGTGTAGCCTGTCTCCTCCGCCGTGACTACAATATCCTTCTGACCATTGAGTAGCTTATCCAAGATAGGCTTTATCTTGTAAGCGTTGGTCGGACTGTACGTCGAGCGCGAAGCTGCAGACTTGGTTCGCATTTTACGCAGGAGTTCGGAGTGATCCTCTAGCGTTGCAGCTTTTGCGCGTAGCTTATCTATGTTATTTATATCATCCATATGTATAAAATAGGATAGCGTAGTGTTTCTCACGGCCATGAATAGAGCCGGTTCGTACATCTCGTACGACACCATGCTACGCTACCCTCGTTTACTAGGCCTCCCTCTCGGTGGCCATCAGTTCCTCCATGCGAGCAAGGACAGCTTTGCCCTCGTCGAATTCGCCAGCAGCAAAGTATGCCTTGGCCTTCTTGAACAGCTTGCCGGGAGTCTCCCCGCCGCCTGCTTCTGGAGTCCACTTGTCCGCATCCGCCTTAGTGTAGATCACCAAGTCTGGGTGCTTCTGTGTCAACTCAGCCTTCAGTTCTTCCGTCGTCTTGCCATTAGGCTTCAACGAGTTCTTTACTGTAGACCGAATGCGTGCGCTAACCTGCTGATTTATCAGGCCTAACGTCTTCACTTCGCCGTACCTAGCGACCACATCTTCTGTAGTCTTGAACTCTGGTACATGGAACTTGAAGTCTTTCCAATCTCCCGACTGGAAATGCTCCACCTCGTATGTTGTATCTATCGTTTGCATTTTACTTGTTACTTCCGCGCCTAACTGTTAGCGCAAAAAATTTAATTGTCGTTAAGGAAAAATCGCTTAACATATAGTATTAAGCAGGAACCGTGCCAAACCGGCTAACAGTTGAAAGTTTTTTCTTAGTCTACACAATACCCGCATCATTACCTATCGCTGTGTTATATGTACCCATGGTTATCGGTCGCCCTCCCAATGGAAGTCTAGACTGTGTGGGCCTAGGACTTTATACTGGGTTGCCAAGCGGAGTAGCTCACGGACATTGCC